GCAACCTGGGCCTCTGGTACGACGTCGAGACATCGGGCCTGCCGCTCTTCAAGGAACCCAGCGAGCACCCGGACCAGCCGCACATCGTGCAGCTCGGCGCCGTGCTCGTCGACATGGACACGCGCGAGGAGCTCGAAGCGCTCGACGAGATCATCAGGCCCGAGGGCTGGACGATCCCCGACGACGTGGCCGCCATCCACGGCATCACGACCGAGCGCGCGCTGGCCGAAGGCCTGGCCGCCGTCGACGTGCTGCAGCGCTTCTTCGGCATGTGGCGCCGCAGCCCGCAGGTCGTGCGCGCCGGCTACAACGAAGGCTTCGACGCGCGCCTGGTGCGCATCGCGTGCTTCCGGCACTTCGACGAGGCGCTGGCCGACGAGTGGAAGGGCGGCATCGCCCACGACGTCATGCCCGTCGTCACGCCCATGTGCAAGCTGCCGCCGACGGCCGCGATGGTCCGCGCGGGCCGCGGCAAGCAATTCAAGAGCCCGAAGCTCTCCGAGGCCTACGAGCACTTCTTCGGCGAGCCGCTGGCGGGCGCGCACAGCGCGCTCACCGACGTGCGCGCGACGCTGCGCATCCACTGGCACGTCACCGACCTGGCGCAGCCGGTCGCGGCCTGACCCGTCAGCGCGGGGCGACCGCATGGCCCGAGCGGCTGGCGCCACGCGCGCGCAGCCGACAGATCGCTCCGATGACGGCGCTGGAACACAGGCCTAGGACGACAGCTCGACCAACGCGGAGGCAGCCCGGCCGCCCCGCCCTTTCCAACCACCACCAGGAGCATTCGATGACCAGTCCCGAATTCCGCCGCCCCCGCGGCTTCGCCGCGATGACCACCGAGCAGCGCCAGGCCATCGCCCGCATGGGCGGCAAGGCCGCGCACGCCAGCGGCAACGCGCACCAGTTCACCAGCGACGAGGCCAAGGCCGCGGCCGCGCGCCGCGGCGATCGCAAGGCCAAGACGCCGGCCTGAGCGCCAGCAGCACCAGCCCGCAACTACCGGAGACCCGCATGCCCACTTCCGCCCCCATGTCGCTGATCGGCTCGTTCGACGGCCGCGGCTTCTACCTCGCCGAGGCCGGCCGCTTCGAGCGGCCCGGCGTCTACTTCTGGAACGGCGTCGAGAACGTCAACGTCACCGACCTGATCGACGCGCACGCGCGCCTGGACAAGCTGATCAATTCGCCCGAGACCGCCAGCTTCCTGGCGGGCGTGCGCAACGAAGTCGCGCACCAGGTCGAGCGCTGGGGCACCGTGCACGACCGCGCCAAGGAACCGGCCGACTGGTTCTGGCTGGTCGGCTACCTCGCCGGCAAGGCACTCTCCGCGCACAAGGACGGCGACGTTGACAAGGCGCTGCATCACTGCATCAGCACCGCGGCCGTGCTCGCGAACTGGCACCTCTGCGTCAAGGCCGGCGCCGCAGGCATGCAGCCCGGCTCGTCCGACCTGCAGGACTTCCTGCGCGAGACCTTCGGCGCGAACTTCGTCGAGGCGCAAGGCGACCGCGAGCCAGCGCACGTCGTCGGCTGACCAACCCCGCAACCACTAGGAGCCCACCCGTGCCCGACCTGCGACCGGTCCCCGGCTATGAAGGCCTCTACTCCGTCACGGCCGACGGCCGCGTGTTCGCGCACTCGAAGCGCAAGGGGTACGGCATGCACGCTGAGCGCTGGCTGCGCGCCGGCATCAACAGCGGCGGCTACTTCACGGTGGTGCTGACCCACCGCGGAATCAACAAGACGCGCACGGTGCACTCGCTCGTCGCCGAGGCCTGGATCGGCCCTCGGCCAGCGCGCCACGACATCAACCACATCGACGGCGTAAAGACCAACAACCAGGTCGACAACCTCGAGTACTGCACCCGGTCTCAGAACGTCAGTCACGCCATCGCGATCGGCCTGTTCAAGCCGCCGCGCGGCCGCCGGCTGCTCACGGAGCAGCAAGCTGCAGACGCGCGCCTCCGCTGCGCTTCTGGCGAGCGCCAGACCGAAGTCGCCGCCAGCTACGGCGTGCGCAAGCAAGTCATCCACGCCATCGTCCACAACCACAGCTACATCGCCTAGGAGAACCCATGCCGTTTGAGATGTTGACGAAAACCGAGGCCACCCTCACCACCTTCACCGGCCGCGTGGAGACGCATGGCAAGCACAAGGTGCCGGCGGTGTCCTTCCGGCTGCGCTTCAGCCTGCCAAACACGATGCTCGACCTGCTGTCGCCCAACGCGCGCCAGGTGTTCTACATGGCCGAGCCCGGCCAGGAGGATCTGCCCGGCGTCGACCCCACCACCCCGCTGCTGCGCTCCAAGGACATCCGCCACTGGGCGCCGGAGAACTGCTACGAGGGATGGACCGTCACCCTCGATCGCACCGGCAACGACGAGGACGACATCGAGATGGGCGGCTCCAAGATCGACGGCTTCACGTGCGAGCTGTTCGAAAAGCCCGCGCGCATCGAGGTCGAGTGCCGCATCAGCACGAGCGACGTCGGCGCGGGCAGCGCCGGCTGGCTGTGGTCCAAGCAGCAGCAGAAGGTCTTCGTGATGCTGGCCGCGCCGCTGACCACGCAGACCAACCCGGACGCCGGCTCGCAGGAGCGCGACCCGAACCAGCTCACGCTGGACGGCGCGACCGGCAATGAGACCAGCGAGCCCAGCGCGGCGCGCAAGGCGGCTGAAGCCCAGTTCTCCGGCGAGCCCAAGCGCGGCGACAACTGGCCCTTCCCGCGGGCAGGCACCGAGCCGGTGCCGCCGGGCTCGGAGGGCATGGACCCGAACCCGCCGCGCGACGCGACGGACGCGGTGCTGGACGACGTCGCCAAGAACGGGCCCGGGCACAGCGCCAAGACGCCGGGGCAGATCCGCGCGGAGAAGGCGGCGGCCACGCGCAAGGCGAAGGAGGCCTGAGCATGCTGCACCGCCCTGCATCGGACGCGCGCGTGCGCCAGGCCTCCTTCTTCGATGGAGGCCAGCGGCTGCAGATGACGGAGAGCATCGAGCTCACGATCCAGTCGCTACAGGCGTACGGCGCCGATCATCCGCACTGGGGCATCGCATGGTCCGGCGGCAAGGACAGCACGGCGACGCTGACGCTACTTTGCTGGCTGCTAGACGCCGGCCGCATCGCCAAGCCCGAGACGCTGACGGTCTTCTACGCGGACACCCGCCAGGAGTTGCCGCCGCTGGCCATCGCTGCGCAGCACGTCATGGACGAGCTTGCCGAGCGCGGCATCCGCGTCGAGGTCGTAACGGCCCCGATGGACGACCGCTTCATGGTCTACATCCTGGGCCGCGGTGTGCCTCCGCCCAACAACAACACGCTTCGTTGGTGCACCAGCCAGATCAAGATCGAGCCGATGCAGCGCGCGCTCGAGGCGCGTCTCGCCGAGCTCGAGGGCAACATCCTCATGATCACCGGCGTGCGGCAGGGCGAGAGCGCGATCCGCGACCGCAGGATCGAGATGTCATGCAGCAAGGACGGTGCCGAGTGCGGGCAGGGCTGGTATCAGCAGGTGCTGCCCAATGCGAAGGGGCTTCGTGGACGCATCGCGACGCTCGCACCGCTGCTGCACTGGCGCGTCTGCCACGTGTGGGAGTGGCTGAAACACTGGGCGCCAGGCGCCGAGTTCGGCGACTGGTCGACGGCCATGATCGCTGACGCCTACGGCGGCGACGAGGCCGAGGAGATCAACGCGCGCACGGGCTGCATCGGTTGCCCGCTCGCCCAGGAGGAGAAGGCGCTCGAGGCGGTGTTGGCGATGCCGGCCTGGGCCTACCTGGCGCCGCTGCGCGGCATCAAACCGCTGTGGCGAGAGCTACGCCTCCCTCAGTACCGCCTGAAGAAGGCCGGCATCGAGCGGCTGAAGGACGGGTCGATCGGCAAGAACCCGCAACGCATGGGCCCGCTCACGTTCGACGCCCGCTTGATGGGGCTCGAGCGCGTGCTGCAGATCCAGGCGGAATGCAACGCCGCGGCAGCGGCTTCGGGTCGCCCGTTGATCGACCTGATCAACGTCGCCGAGGAGGCGCGCATCCGCGAGCTCGTGGCGCTGGAAACCTGGCCGAACGGCTGGGAGGGCGACGAGCCGCGCGCGGACACCGTCCTGCCGGTGGTCTACCAGAACGGCGCAGTCCAGCCGCTGCTGTTCGGAGACTGAGAATGCCCCTCCCCTACGAAAACGCCACCAGCGGCGAGCGCGCGCTGGGCGAGATTCAGAAGCTTCTGCGCGGCTTCGGCTGCACGAAGTTCGGCAGCATGTCCGACGACGAGGCGCAGGAGATCCTGGTGCAGTTCGAGTATCGCGGCCGGCCTGTGAGCGTCAAGGCGTCGATCCGCGGCTACGCGGCGGCCTGGCTGAAGGAGCACCCCTGGAACATGTCGCGCTCGCGCAGCACGCGGGCCGAGCACGAGCGCAAGGCGATGAACATCGCCAGCGTGGCCGTCTATTCGATCCTGCGCGACTGGATCAAGGGCCAGATCACTGCGGTGGAGACGGGCATCCTGACCTTCGAGGGCGCGTTCCTCGGCCAGATCCTGCTGCCCAGCGGCAAGACGGTGCTGGAGCACGCGGCCGCCTCCGACTTGCTGCCGGCGTTGCCGGCGCCGAAGGGCTGACCGATGCTCGCGCCGCAGTTCATCCTGCCGCTGGCCACCAAGATCGTCGTCGACCTGTTCGCCGGCGGCGGCGGTGCGTCGACGGGCATCGAGCAGGCGATCGGCCGTCACGTCGACGTCGCGATCAACCACGATCCGAAGGCCCTGGCGATGCACCAGGCGAACCACCCGCAGACGCTGCACCTGCGCACGAACGTGTGGGACGTCGAGCCGCGCTCGATCGTCGCCCGGTTCGGCGGCCGCGGCGTCGGCGCGCTGTGGGCCTCGCCGGACTGCCGCCACTTCAGCCCCGCCAAGGGCGGCGCGCCGGTCAGCGACCGCGTGCGCAGCCTGGCGTGGGTCGTCATCAAGTGGGCCGCGCAGGTCGAACCCGACGCGATCTTCCTCGAGAACATTCCCGAGTTCCGGAACTGGGGGCCCGTGGTGGCCGGCCGCCCGTGCGCCGCGCGCCGCGGCAAGACGTTCCGCCGCTTCGTGCTGCAGCTGCAGCGGACCGGCCCGGGCTACGACGTCGAGTTCCGCGAGCTCGTGGCCGCGGATTACGACACGCCGACGACGCGCAAGCGCCTGTTCATGGTCGCGAAGAAGCGCGGCACGGGTCCGATCGTCTGGCCGGAGCCCACCAACGGCCCGGGCCTGCGCCCGTACCGCACCGCGGCCGAGTGCATCGACTGGTCGCTCCCGTGCCCGAGCATCTTCGAGCGCGCGCGCCCGCTGGCGCCGGCGACCATGCGCCGCATCGCGCACGGCGTCTGGCGCTACGTGGTGACCGCGCAGAAGCCGTTCATCGTGGGCCTGGCGCATGGCGAGCACCGCGACCGCGCTGGGCGGCGCGTGCACGCCGTCGACGAGGAACCGCTGCGCACGATCCACGCCGGCGGCTGGCACCACGCCGAGGTGCGCGCGCTGCTGCTGGCGTACTACGGCACCGAGCAGGATGCGCAGCTCACCAACCCGTTGCCCACCGCGACGACGCGCGACCGCTTCGCCATCGTGACGGTCGCCGGCCAGGACTACGTCATCGCCGACATCGGCATGCGCATGCTGCAGCCCCGCGAGCTGTTCCGGGCCCAGGGCTTCCCCGACAGCTACATCATCGAGTGGGGCATCGAGCCCGAGACCGGCCGGCGCATCACGCTCACGAAGAGCGACCAGGTGCGGATGTGCGGCAACAGCGTGTGCCCGAAGCTGGCGCGCGCGATCGTCGCCGCGAACTACTCCGACTACGAGCTGCAGGAGGCAGCCTGACCATGCCCTGGTACGTCGTCAACGGCTGCCGCGTGCACCTGAAACTCGCGGGCAAGGCGGCCAGGAACCCACCGGCGCCATGCTGCGCGCCCACCGAGCGCAGCGGCCTGCGCGTGCGCTGCGAGGGCATCAGCCTGTTCCTCTGCGACTGGCCCGTCAACGGCGGCACGTGCGACGCGCCGCTGTGCGCCGAGCACGCGCACCAGGTGGCGGCCGATCGCCACTACTGCCCGATCCACCGCGCGCTGCAGGAGCAGCGCGAGCCGAGCCTGTTCCCGGAGACCTGAATGACAACCTTGACCATGCCACCCCAGCCCATCGCCGTCGACGTCGAGACGGCGGCCGCCATGTTCGGCATCGGCCGCTCCACCTTCCTGGAGCGCGTGAGCCGCGGCGACCTGCCCAAGCCGCGCAAGATCGGCGCGCGCTCGACCTGGCTCGTCGAGGAACTGCAGGCCGCGGCGCGCGAGCTGCCCGTCAGCGACGAGCGGCCGCTTCCCAGGCGGCCGTGAGCTTGCCGAGCCACTCCAGCCGCTCCGCGCGGTAGTCGTGGCGATCGTAGACGTCCTCGTCGACGTCGATGTGCCCCAGCACCGCCTCGGCGATATCGCCCGGGCACTTCAGCCGCGCCAGATGCGTGCGCACCGTGCGGCGCAGGTCGTGCGGCGACCAGTGCGGGATCGGCCAGCGCGCGCGCGGCACCTCTGGCCGGCTGCCGCACGCCGCGTGGTGTTGCCAGACGGCCACCCCGACCACCTTCTGCTCGACGTGCGGCGCCCGGCCGCGCGCCACCGGGAACAGGTAGCCCAGCCCGAACCGTTCCAGCCGACGCAGCGCGATCTCGCGCGCTCGGCCCAGCAGCGGGATCCACAAGTCGTCGGCCAGCTCGTGGCTGCGCATCTTGACCTTGGACTTCGGCAGCCGCCACCACAGCACGCCAGCATCGTCCGTGAGCTCGGCGCCCTCCATCTGCACGAGCTCGGCACCGCGGCAGCCCGTCCACAGGTACAGCGTCAGCAGGTCGGACACCAGCGTCGTCGTCTCAGGCAGGAAGCGGATCACCGCGCCGACCTCCTCGAGCGAGAGCACGCGCTTCGTGCTGCCAACGTTCTCGCCGCGGATCTTGCGGCCCTTGCTCTTGAGCTTGCCCCGCAGAACCTGACGCCACCAGTTGGGCACGTCCTCGTCCAGGCGCCCGGCGTCGTGGCCGAATTCCCACGCGGCGCCCAGCTCCCGGCGTAGGTTTGCCGCCTCGACCGGCGTCTCGCGCTTGCTATTGATGAGGTCGAACGCGACCGCGCGCGTCACGCGCGCCGGTGGCATCGCGCGGAAGGCCGGCGTGATGTGGCGTCGGAAGACCCCGGCCAGCTCGGCCATCCCCTTGGCGGCGCGCTTGGACGCCGCCGCGGCAGCGTAGAGGTCGAGCAGCTCGCCCACCGTCTCGACCGGCCCGACGCGCTCTTGGCGCTTCTCGACGGCCGCGATGTGACGCGCCTGGCGTCGCGACGTCGCCGGGCAGCCGCCGCGCTCGCGCTCGCCGCGCAGCTTCTCCCACTCGACGCCGGCTTGCGCCGCGCTGGTGGCGGGCCAGGCCCCGATCTTGATCTGCTTCATGCGCCCGTCGAGCGGGCTCTTGTAGCGGTAGACGAACGTCCGGGTCGTCTGCGTCGCTTCCAATCTCAGCCCGGGCGCGCCGGGGATAATCAGGTGTTCCCCGACCCTCAGCGCCTTGGCGGCGCGCACGTCAAACTGCATGTTCCCCCCTCTGAATTCCTCTCGAATCTCACCCACGACCTACGCTCGGCGTAGGTTTCAGGGCTCAGTCGATGTAAAACCCACGCCGCCGGTCTGGATGCCGGCAAATTCGCACGGGTTCACATGGACTGTCTCAAGGCGGTGGATCGTAGGATGAGCCAGTCAGAGAACGAAATCTCGGGGGGTCATACCCCGATGATGCAGCAGGGTATTCTTGCAGTGAGATTCAAGGCGTGGCAGGAAAAGCTACGCCAAAACCCACGCTGAATATCGGGAGGGCACATGGCCAGATTGACGATCAAAGGTGGCTCGATCACCGACTGCGACAAAGGCATCTCGGTGCCGGCCGGCAGCAACCTCGAGGCGAACATCGAAGGCGTGCACGTAAGCAACGTGGGCACATTCTTCGAGGAGCGCGGCGCGCCGATTCCGTTCGACGGGCCGCCCGAGGAGATCGCGCGCATCCTGCGCGAATACCTCGCCGCCAAGCCGGCTACCGAGGCCGCAGCAGCCGAGGTGCTCGAGAAGGCCGGCATTAGCCGCTGGGCGAGGGCCAAGGATGCGGCGTCGAGGGTTGGCGCATGGCTGATCGCCAACCCTGACAAGGTGCAGGGCTGGGTCGAGTTCGTCGAGAGCCAGGCCGCCGGGAAGTAGATCGGATCGCCCCATGCCCACCATCCGCCTTGCCACCCACGACGACATGCGCGCGATCACGAGCCAGCACCTGGAACTGATCGACGAGCTGCCGCACCTCTACATCCCGGCCGGCGCGGTTGACATCCCGCTGCCGCCATACGCCCTCGAGATGGATGCGGCCGACCTGATGCGCTGCTGGGGCGTGGCCAAGGGCGAGGGAGACGGGAGCGTGGCCCACTATGCGCGGCAGTTCCCGGGCTCGCTCGTGGCCGCGCGCAACTTCGGGCAGTTCGTCGACCGCGGCGAGCTGGTGTATCACGGCGCGGAGCCGGCGGCGGACTTCCTGCAGGCGTCCTGATCGGCTACTCTCCCGCCCACAAGGGAGAGAACGAATGCTCAGCACACGCCTGGCGGCCCTGGCCGCCCTGTTCCTGGCGGCCTGCGGTGGTGGCGGCGACAGCCCCGCGCCCGCGCCCGTTCCCGCGCCACCCGCTCCCGCGGTCACCAGCGTGGTCGTCGTGGGCAACAGCCTGGCCTACGAGTCGGCCAACCCGGTCTACGACTGGTCCGGCAACTGGGGCATGGCCGCATCCGACGCCGCGCACGACTTCCCGCACCTGATCGCCGCGCACTACGGCGCCACGCTGTCGGTAGTCGACGGCTCGCCGATCGAGCGGCTGCCGGCCACGTCGGACGACGTCATCGCGAGCATCGCCGCCAAGACCACGAGCTCGACGCTGGTCGTGCTGGAGATCGGCGACAACGCGGCGGGCTCGCACACCGATCCGGCGACGTACGGCGCGGCCTACGGCCGGCTGATGGCGGCGCTGGCGGCCAAGCACCCGCATCGCGTGGTCTGCCTGTCCACCTGGTGGACGGCGCCGGCCATCGATTCGGCCATCCAGGCCGCGTGCACGGGCGGCAGCTTCGTGCCCATCGGCGACATCGCCGGCGCGCCGGGCAACCCCGACTACACGAGCGGGCCGCAGTTCTCGAATCCGGACGTCAACGCGCACCCGCACGACTGGGGGCACGCGCAGATGGCCGCGCGCGTCGAGGCGGGCTGATCAGCCGCCGGCGGCCTTGGCCTGCGCCTGGATGGTCTCATCCTTGCGCGCGCTGCCGGCGCTCGAACCGAAGTAGTACGCCAACACCTGCTTGGCCTCGCTGAAGACGTAGCCCAGCACGGTGCCCACGAGGGTCGCGAGCTGCGGATCCTTCGAGACGTAGCCCGTGACGACGGCCGCGCCCAGGCCGATCGAAGCGGCGACGACCAGCCACGCCAGCGCCGGCGTCGTCCAGCCGCCGATGGCGATCTCGCGCTTGCGGGCGCTGTCGCGGTCGTCGGCGTCGACCTTGGCCATCGACTGCGTGAAGTCGGCGTTGAGCTTGGCCAGATCGATGCCCTGCTGCCCCATGACCTCGAGGTGTTTCTGGTCGGCGGCGCGCACCGCGGCGATCGTCTCGGGCGTCATGCCCTGCGCCACGGCCGCCGTGACGGCGTCCTGGCCGCTGCCCGGCGCCAGGCCCAGCGCGCTCTCCAGCGCCGTGACGGCGGTGCCCGCCAACGGGCCGCCCAGCATCGTGGCCAGCGTCGGCGCGATCGTGCCCAGTGCGGTCTTCAGATTGAAGTTCATGGTGCGAGCCTTTCGGTGGCGAGAGTTCGCAGGTTGCGCGCGATGCGCTTGGCCCAGCCGCGCCCGAAGGCGCCCCAGGTCGGGCGGTCGGTCATGAAGTCCAGACGCTGAGCGTCGAACAGGATCCCGATGACGATGGGGTCGGCCGCCTTGGCCGCGGCAATCGTGGCCGGCCCGATGAAGGAGTCGGCGGTGACGTCGACGGCGCGCTGCAGCCAGAGGATCGCCTGCGGCACCCCGGAGTTGACCGCGGCGTCGAACATCTGGAAGCGCAGCGCCGCCGGCAGCTCGTCGCAGCGCGCGGGCGCCCAGTACTCGTGCTCGTAGATGCCCTTGGCGGTCTCGCGCGGCAGCAGCTTCATGTCGCCGAGGTAGCCGTTGCGCCGCGCCACGCGGGCCGTTACGCCCCACATGGTCTCGCCACCCGGGTCGTTCGCGTCGAAGCTGTAGCCGCCCTCGTTGCCGATGAGCGCGTCGAATGCCTGATCGAAGTTCATGACCGATCCGCCTTTCTGTCGAGCTTGTCCTCGATGCGGCGCATGCCGGCGAAGATGTCGTCAGCGAGCTTGCTGAAGTCGTCGCGGCGCACGTAGTGCGTTGGCATGTCCGTGCGCAGCGCCGAGATGCTCTCCAACTGCCGAAGGTTCTGCTCCTCGAGCTTGTCGACGCGCGACATCAGCGAACGAACAAACCAGGCCACGAGCGCGCCGATCAGGGTGACGACGACGTTGAAGACGACGAGGGCGACTTCGAGTGTGGTGTGGTCCATGGTCATTGCTGGCGAATGCTGTAGTGCAGCCCGTCGAGGTAGATGTATGTCGCGCCGGCATTCACGCCGTGGATCGCGACGTTGCCGGTGGGCACGTCGACCGAGAGGAAGCACGGCGACGCCTGCACGTCCGTCGGGCAGCAGACGCGCTTCGTGTCCCTAGGGATCAGGTTGCGCGGCAGCGTCATGATCACGGTGCCGTTGGTCAGCGATCCGGTTCCCTTGTCGATGACACCGGCCAGCTCCACGTTGCCCGCGGCGTCGCACATCCAGCGCCCCCGCTCGGTCGTGAAGACCCAGCTGTTCTGGAGCACCGAGTTGCTGAAGTTCGTCGGCGGCTGGTACATGCCGCCCGGCAGAACCCGCGTGCCGACCGTCGCGAGCACCGCGGCCACCGCCTTGGCGAACGCGCGCGCGATCAGCCGCTCCATCACCGGGCTCGGATGGATGTTGTCGAAGACCATCGGGTCATTGGCGATGTCGGCGCCGTAGTACGGGCTCAGGCCGCTGTTGACATAGTTGGCCAAGATCGGGCCGAGCGCCTGGTTCAGGTCCACGCACTTGACCGCGTTGTCGGCGCAGAACTTGGCCACCGCCGATCGGATGTAGGCACCCTGCTCGTAGTTCGTCGACGCCTGGCCGCGCGCGCCGGCCTGGGCCTGCGTGTAGAACAGCGGCGGCACGCCCAGGATGAGCGTCGCGTTGTTGGTGGTGCAGTAGCTCAGGATCGAGGTGAGCGTCGCGACGAAAGAGGCCTTGCTGGTGAGCGCTTGGATGTCGTTCGTGCCGATCAGCATCACGACGATCGAGGCGCCCCCGAGACCGGTGCCGGACATCGTCGTGTACTGCTGCGCCGCGGTGGCGCCGCTGACGGCGTTGTTGGCCATGACGGGAACGCGCATGCCGAGAAGGCCCTCGAGCTCCTCGCGCATGTAGTTCGGCCAGCACTCGTAGCGGCTCGCGGTGATGGAGTCGCCGAAGCAGGAGATCGTCAGCGGCAGGCTGATGCCGGGATCGGCCACGTTGCGGCGGATCACCCAGTCCTGCAGCGTCACGCCGCCGGTGCCCGAGTTGACGTAGAAGCCGAAGCCCCCCTCCTCAATCCAGCCGCCGGGGATCGTGCCCTGCGAAACCTGCACGCCGTTGAACAGCACCACGAAGTTCGTCCAGCTGACCAGGCGCAGCGTCCAGACCGAGCGAGCGCCGGCATAGCTCGCATGGGTGCCCTGGCCCGGGTAGCCGGTGATCGAGCCGCTCACGGCGCCCGAGCCGACTGCCTTGGAGAACGACGTCGATCCCGCGCCCGTGTCCAGCGGCCCGGTGAAGAAGCCCGCATAGCCGCCGGCGCCCCGCACCATGGCGACAATCGAAACGTTCGTGCCGCTCAGGCCGGTGGGATAGAAACTCAGCTCGTCGCCGGGCTGCAGTCGCGCCATCGAGACGTGCATGTTGCCGGTCGACGGGCTGCTCCATGTCACGCTGTCGGCGGCCACTGACGTCGGCGACTCGGTCGTGAACGTATCGCCGGCAGGCCACGCGACGAACTTCGATTGCAGGTCCGTGGTGCAGTTGATGGACTTGAGGATGGCGGTGTCGACGTCGTTGCCGTTCAGCGTGGCCGGCTTGGCCACGAGCGCACGATTTCGGCGATCGCTCACCCACGTGGTCGTCGATAGAGCTGCGTTGTTCAACTTGAATGGACGCACAACGCGACTTGACGACAGCCCCGTATACAGCAGCGTGTCGTCTGGTGCCGTGAGCTGAACACCCTCCTCGACGTCGAGCGCGATGTTGTTGAACTTCGTGTAATCGGAGATCGCCACGAACTTGTAGATGTTCGCGGTGCCAGCGATGTACGGAAAGCGCAGGGTGCCGCCGGCGGCCAGGCGCGACACCGCATTGACCAGCGGCGTGTAGTTGTCGGTCGAGTTGTCGGGCGTCCCGCCGAAATCGACGATGTCGACGATGCGCTGCAGGCGCGCCTGAACAGTGGTCGTCGTCGCGCCGGTTCCGGACTGCGCGTAGCCCACCGACAGCGCACCGGAAGCGCTGGCAAGCAGTGCGATGTAGGAATTGAGCGCCGCCGCCGCGATCGGCGCCGAGATGCCATCCTGCGTCCAAATCGGGTTCGTCGGTGGATCGGTGTCGGTCGACGGTGCGATCACCACCTTGTAGGCGAGCGACTGGTCGAGCCAGATCGAGGCCTCGCCGCGCGCGTCCAGCAGCACCGGGTTGGCGTTGGGCGTGCTCCCAGTTGAGTCCGTGTAGCTGGCCTGCTTGGTTGTGGTACCCGCGGCGTAGGTGAAGACCTTTCCGCCGGCCAACGGGTTGCCGTTGTTGTCCACGAAGCGCTGCTTGGCCAGCGGCGCAAGGTTGACCGTTGCCATCATGGAGAGCTTTCGGTGTCAGAATGAAAATAGGGGCCCGCGTGTGCGAGCCCCCTCGGGGTGCGAAATGGAACTGCTCGTCGTCTATTGGCTGATCGGAGCGCTACAACGCAGACGCCGGCGCACCTATACGGCCGAGCAACTCCAAGCCATCAAGCGCGAAGCCGCGCAACGGGAGGCCGGGACGGCCCCGCGGATCGAAGCGCCGGCGCGCTGCCGGCGGTGGTGGGAGTACGAGGGTCTCTACTGACCCGAGTTGTCGTCGTTGGCCAGATCGGATAGGTTGGTCATGCGCTTGCGCGTTGCGCGCAAGTTGGCTACGTCGTCGAACTTGCCAGCCATCTTCTTGCCGGCCAGGCTGCCCAGGGCCGCCCCGACCGGGCCTCCAATCGCGCTTCCGAGCGCCGTCGTGCCGCCGGAGATCGCGTGCGTGACGCCGGCGCGCACCAGGTTCTGGTGCTGCGCGTAGGCGCCCGGGTAGCTCTGGTCCTTCGCGAGGATGTTGCCGGCGTCGTTGAGCGTGCCGAACTGGTTCATCTCGTCGCCGCTGAACACGGACTGCATGCGCGCCGAGTTGTTGGCCAAGTACTGCCGCACGCCCTTGGCGTTCCACTGGCCGGCCTGCTTCATGCCGATGTCGCTCACGTTGTGCGCGAACTGTGCCTTGATCTCGGCCAGCGCTGCTTTGGCCTGCGGCTGAATCTCCGGTGGCGCGTTGCGCAGCGTGTCGACCACGTGCTGCAGCTGCGCCACGGGCATTGTCGTGACGGTGTCGGCGATGCGCTCGATCGGCACCTTGCGATTGACCTCGTTCGGCCCCGAGGCGTCCATGAGCTTGGCGATGCCGTTCGGGTTGTCCAGCGTGTTCGCGCGCTCGGTGCGCATCGCGCGCGCTTCGGCGTAGACGTCTTCGCCCGCAGCCTTGGTCACGTCGTCGTCGAGCGCATCCTTTAGCCGTCCGACCATGCCGGAGTTCTGGGGGCTCCAGTTCTCATTCAAGTACTTGCGCATCGTCTCGGCCTGCTGGGCGTTGGCGAAGACGTTGCCCTGGTCATCTACGATGCCCAGCTTCTTGGCATAGGCATTGACCGCAGTCTGCAGATGCACACGATCGGAGTTCGTGAGCTGCGAGTCGTCGCCCAGGGCCGTGCGAAATCCCTCGAGCTGCGTAGGCACACTTTGCGCGCGCTCGTCGGCCGTCTGGTACAGCTGCTTGATGCGGCTGTCGTAGAAGTCCTTGAGCGCGTCCAACGGCGCCACGATCGTGTTGCCGCGGGCCAACTTGGCGGCCTGGTCGTTGAGCGCGGAGCCGCCCGTCCGCTCCCGAATGCCCTCGGCGTAGTTCTGCAGCGCGGTCTTCTCGCTGGCGATCGAGTTGCGCATCTCGAGGCCGGCCGGGCTGTCCAGGCGCGAAGTCTGGAAGTCCGTCGACGCGGCGCCGGCATCGCCGGTGACGGCGCTCGCGCGGACCCGATCCAGCCCGATCTGCCGAAGCACCGCGGCGCGCCGGGACTGCTCGGCTGCCGGAAGGCCGCCCGCGACGTCCGGGTTCGCCTCAGCAAAGACACCGGCGGCCGGGTCGCTGAAGGTCGGGGCTGGCGGTTGGGTGGTCACGGCGCGGCCTGGAGGGGCCATGGCGGGGCTCGGAGCGGCCGGCGAAGGCTCCGCCCCTGGGAACGGTGCGGGACGCGCAGGAACTGGCTCCTGCGGGGTCAGTTGCAGGTTCACGGGCGGCGATGGCGCAGCGACGACAGGAGCGGGCGGCGGCGGCGTCAGGGTCGGTTCGACGCGCGCGGGCGGCGCCACCGGCTCGCGCGCAGGCCCGAGCGTGCGGCCCACGAGCTTGCCGGCGCCCATGGTTGCGGCGGCATTGGCGCCGACATCCGTCAACGTGGCAAGCGCGGGGCTGCCGGTAGCATCCAGCGTCTTGTCGCCGAGGTACCCGGTGGCGCCAGCAAGCAGCTTGAGCGGGCTGTACTTGTAACCGCCGGCCATCTTCAGCAGGGTGTCTCCGGCCGATCCCTGAGGCGGCTCGTACGTCAGCGCATCGCGTGTGCGCTCGAGTTCGTCGGTGGCCTCGTTCAGGTTCGCGCCGCCCAGGAATGCGCCGCCGGCGCGCGCCAACCCGGCCAAGTTGCCCACCGCGCTAGTGACCGCATGCGCACCCACCTGCAAGAGACCGCCGCCGGCGCCGCCATTGGCCGCTTTGGCTTGGTCGAGCTGCGCCTGCTGTTCTGGCGTGATCTCCCACCAGTGCTTCGGCGCTGCCGGCGCGGGCGCGATCGCCACCGAGGGCGCCGCAGCGGCAGCTGCCTCATCGAACGACGACGTCAAGCTCTTTTTCTTGGCCGGCGTCGCGGCCGCCGATGCGGCTTGATCGAAGGAGTCGAGCAGCGAGCTCACTTGACGAGCCCCATCTCTTCGAGCTGCTGGATCTTCGAACGTAGCTGCGCGCGGTCATCCGGAGTCAGGTTGGCCAGCATCTTGCGTCGGCCGGCGTCATCAGCGGCTTCAAATTGGAACGCACGCGGATCGGCGATGCTCTCGATCTTCTGGCGCGCAGCCTGGTAGCCCTGGACGTCGCCCATCATCTTGTAGCTCGACAACGCGTTGCGGATCGCCACGTTCGCGCGGATCTGCCCGGCGAGCTGGTCGGCAGCCTCGATGATGGCGCCCTCTTGCATCGTGCCATGCGGCCGCGCGGCGCTGACAATCGTGCGCGCGGCGTCCGTCGATGCTGGCGTCGACAGATTGAGCTGCGCCATGTTCTTCTCAAGCAGATCGGTGTCCTTGGCCTCGTCGCCGGTGCCGGGGATGTGAAAGGCCGCCAGCAAGCCGGAGATGAACGCTTTGCGACCTGCGCCGGTGCCAGTCGCCGCGCCGGCCGCCAGCGACTTGATGTTGCCAATGAGCCCTTGCTGGAGCTGGTTGCCTGCCGCCTCGTCCTGCAGGCGCGAGAAGTGCGTGTTCATCTGCGTGACGTTGTCGCTGATGTTCTGCGCTTGACCCGCTGGCAGACCCTGTGGGATGAACCCCTGCGGCCGGCCGGCAAGCGCGTTGGCGGCCTCGCGGCGCACGTTGGCGTCGGCGTTGCCCGAGGCGATGTCGGCCAGCGCCGCGCCGCGGCCCGGGCCCTGCAGGCCGGAGAAATCCGCCTGCGCGGCGCCGGTGATGCCCGGCTGGCCGGTGGTGGTATCGACCGTGGGCGTCGTCGGGCCTGGCTGCAGCGTCGCCGCGGTGCCGGGCACGACCTCGCCGGGCGCGACCATGGTGCCGGGCTTGGTGCTGACGACCTTGGTCGATGCGCCGTTGTTGACGGTGACACCCTCGGGCGTCTGCATTGACTGCTGGGTGCCGGCCTCCTGCACGAAGCGGCCCGCGGCGTCGAGGTGCTGGTTCAGCTGCTTGGGATCGTTCGCGTTCGGGCCCACGATGTACGTGCCCAGGAAGTCCACCGCTGGCGCCAGCGACGGGTAGGCGGACTTGAGGCCCTCCATCGTCCGAGACACGACCTCGGGCGGCTGGTCCTTGAGCGAGTACAGGGCGTTGCCGACGACCTTGCGCGACGCCGCGTCGAGGCTGACCACCGACGTCTTGGCCGCGGTGGCCGCCGACTGCGCCTGGTAGACCCGCGACAGCACGTCCGCGCCGGTCGTGGGCGCTACAGACATGATCGCCGGCGTCAGCTTCTGGTAGTCGACGTTGCCGGCGGCGTCCTGGTAGTCCTTGATGTTGGACAGCACGCCCTGCACGCCCTGGCGCTCCTGCAGGTCGATGCCGGCCTGCTGGTTGGCCATCTGGCCGGCCCGGAGCTGCTGCTGCTGGTTGCGGATCGCCAGGACACTGCCCAGCGTCTTGAGCGGCGCGCCCGCGTCAGTCTGCAGCGGGATGGAGGTGTCGAGTGCCATCGTGTCCCTCGTTCACGGCCCCGTCGGGCCCACCGTCCAGGGTTCCTGGTTGGTGTAGCCCGTGGAGGCGTTGCCGTTGAAGCCAGGCACCGAGCCGCCGCCGTTGTTCTGGCTCAGATAGTAGTAGCCCAGGCCGCTGTTGACCGCGTTCGCGGCGCCCACCGTGCCGGCCGCCGCGGCGTTGCCGGCGCCGGTGATGGTGTTGGCGATGCCGTTGGAGAACGAGCTCGCGCCGGTGGCGCTGTTGGTGCTCGCGGCTTGGCCAAGCTGCGCGAGGCTGCCCAGCCGGTTGATCGTGTTCGTCTGCTGCGCGTTCCAGCGATTCCAGGCGTTCTGGTAACCCGTCGAGGCGTAGTCTTGGTTGTAGGCGATCAGGCTCTTGAGCGCGGCGCCCGACAGCGCCCCACCCTGCGCGGCCTGCGAGTTCTGCAGCGCATTCTGGCCTTGGTTCAACTGGAACTGGTAGCCCAGATCCTTGTTGGCCAGGTAGTCGGCGGCCGTGAAGGGCTGCGTGAGCGACCCGTAGCCCACCGCGCCGGTGTTGCTCGAGATCCCGAGCAGGTCCGACAGCTTGCCGGTGGCCTGCTGGCCTGCCAGCCGATACGGCGAGCCGGCGTCGAACGTCTGCTGGAACATCGCCTGCTGCGCATCGGTCGCCTTGTTGGCGGCGCTTGACTGCTGCCCCGATGCCGTGATTGCGCCGACGGCTCCGACGGCGGCCGAGGCGAGTCCTACCCATGCGGCTGGCATTTCAGCGGCTCCCGTCCATGGTCCATCCCTCAGGCGACCAGGGGCAGCGCTCGCCCCTGTCCTGCCGGATGCACACGGTCAGCACGATGTGATCGTCCTGGCCTCGATTGAAGATCTGGTGGCGCGTGTCGTTGCGGAACCAGTGCACGTCGCCGCGGCGCTGCACGAATGCCTCGCCCTCGTCGGGGTACTCGAACGCGGTCTGGTCGTTGGACTGCAGGCACACGTTGAACTTGTCATAGAACGTCGGGTGCCAGCCGGGATCGCGGTGCGGGTAGATCTGCTTGCCGGGTGGCACACGGTACAGGAACACGCCGCCGAGCATCTCGCCCTTGACGCGCGCCATGAGATCGAAGCAGATCTGGCGCGCCGCCGGCAGCCGGTCAATCGACTGGTACCAGACCGGAATGTGCTCATCGCTGAAGGTCGACCAGTTTCCGCTCTCGATGTGCGGCCGCTCGTCCCGGTAGCGCAGGAAGATGTCCTGCGTCTCGCGATGCGGCCCGAACTTCGACAGGCGACATGGGTTCTTGTCCCACAGATCGGGCTGCCGCTGCAGCTCGAGCACGAGCGGCATGACGTCGACGTTCGCGGCGATTTGCACGAAGTTTTTCATTCGACCACCAGAGTCTCGAAGTCGGCCTCATTGAGGGCCCCATCCGCGTTCGGCCAGACGCACGCCCACAGCGCGGTCGTGACTGATTCGATCTCGTGCGCCACATGCGCGGGCAGCTCGATCACCGCCGGCGCCGTGTACTCGGTGACGGCGTGTGGAACGGTCACGCGCACGGTGCCCAGCAGCAAGATGCCCAGGTGACCCACCTTGTGGGCGTGTTGCCCAATCACGCGGCCCGCGGGCATGTTGAATAGCTTGGCGAATCCATCGCCCACGAAGTACGGCTCGTCGGCGATGCCGAGGGCGGCCATTTCGGCGGCGAGGTTCATTCGAACAGCACCGTCAACAGCACGTCGCCGGCGCCCACCGCCGTCGCATCGTTGTCCGCGGCCAGGCCGGTGATGGCCATGGCCAACCCCAGCTTGAAGTTGATCCCATCGGTCGGGAACGCGGTGGTCAGGCCCGACGCAGCCAGGGCCATGGTGATGACCGGCACGTCGGTGCCCACCACGACCGGGTCGGCCTTGTCATAGAACTTGAGGAACCGCGCCGCCGCGTTGGTGTTCGTGGCGATGATGCCGCGCAGGTTCGCGCCCAGTTGCTGGATCACCGCGAGGTTGACGTCGGCCGTCGACGCGCGCTTGTACTTTTTCGAGGACATGGTCCTTACCTTTCCATCTGCCCCGGCCTGGAGCTGTAGGTGACGGGCGGAATCTGCGACGACCCCGCCAGCGAGTTGTTCTGGGCGACCTGCACCGTGACCGCGAGCGACTGCGCGTTGGCGTCGACTTGCTGGCTCACCGCGGCCACGCCGTTGGTCGCCACGATCGCCTGCTCACGCGTGGCCACGACGGTCGTGGACAGATCGTCGATCGACGCGCCCTGCGGTCCGCCCATCTTGTTGAAGAAGTCGTGCAGGAACCGATACCAGTCCTTGCTGATCGACACCGTGCCGTCGTCGTTGACGCGGCCGAAGATCTGGCTGACGTGCGGGATCTGCACCTTGACCGCAGCGTTCGAGGACTGGATGACCCCCGAGCCGCCGCTGTACGGTTGCGGCTGTTCGAGCGCCCCGGTGACGATCTGCGCGCTCGCGGAGCCGCCCTTCTTGCTGGTGTTGCCGAGCGTGACCCCGATCAGGATCGAGGCGGATTCGCTGGCCATGGCGTCAGAAGATCAGGCCGTAGCTGTCGGCGCTGAGCGTGTGCGAACCCTGGGCGGCGTACACGTCCTCGATGATGGTCGACAGCGCATCGCCAGAGCCTGCGCCGGTCAGCACAATGGCTGGACCGCCAAGGGTCGCCGACACCTGGAACGTGTCCGTCGTGGCATTGACCACGAAGTAGACCGTGCCCTCGACCAGCGGCGTGGGCACGGTCGAATTGAAGAACACGACCTTCGTACCATTTGCGAGGCCGTGTGCGGTGGACCGCACCAGGTTGTTGGTCACGTCGACTTGGAATAGCAGCTGCTGCCCACCATTGGCTGCATAGCCGACGTATGTTCCAGACGACCAGAAGCCGAACCACCGCACCGTCGTGGCAGGCACGTCGAACGTGACGGCGGCGGACAGCGAGCGCGATCCGCCAGCGGCAGCCGCAAAGCTCACTGCCTTGCGCGCATAGGCCGGCGCGCCTCCGGAGACCTCATTGGCCCCGGTCAGGCCCGGGAAGGCGGTATGCAGCGACGCGGTGTCGATGGTCAGCGCGTTGAGCATCGTGTTCTTGGCGGCGGTAGTGAGGCTCATTCGGATACCTGCAAGGAAGCGGAGACGATGTCTCGGCAGACCGGGTCGCTGATCGAGACTTCATAGATGCGATCGCGCGAGGAACCGAGGCGCCTGGCGATCGCGCGGTGGCGGGTGTCGCCCGTTTGGCCGATGGCCACGAGTTGCTGATTGCTCCAAGTCTGGCCGCTGTCGTTCGACCACCGCACCATGAACTGCGGATTCGAACCCTGCCCCGTCAACGGGCCGAGCCCGGCACGCACCTTGATCTGCAGCCGGTTGTGGAACAGGCGCTCGCGCTCGTCGCCGTCCCACACGTGCGCGGTGCGGCGAAGTGCGACGAGCGGCGCGCCGTTGTCGGTGTAGGCAGTGCGGCTGAGCGCGCAGACAGAGCCGTTTGACTTGTCTCCCACCAACCGCTGATTGGCGAAGTTCACGTAGCAGTTCGCGCCTTCGCGATGGAACAGGCCCGCGGCCGCGTCGAAGGCGGCGCGCTTGTGCCATTCGCCCGACGTCGCGTCGTACACCCAGGTGACATCGGCCGTCGGGAACGTGAGCACATAGAACGTGTGCCCGGCCTCGCTGTAGCTGTAGCCGATAGCATCCGAGACCACCGGGTACGAGTTGATCGCATTCGTGACCGCCTCGTTCGAGATGGGCTTGGCCTGGTAGCCCTGCGTCATCATCACAAGGTTCTGCCCGCGCTCGCTTCCGGCCAGCCACGCAAGGCCCTCGCCGAATCGGGTGATCGAGTGCTTGGCGCAGCAGCCGATCTGCAGCGTCACGCCCTCAAGCCGCGAGAACGGGAAGAACTGATTGCCGGCGTCGTACCAGATCTCGGTCGTACGCTCGCCCACCAGCCACAGCTCGCGCAGCGACTCAATCAGCGTCACGAGGTTGTCGCTCGAGGAGTCCTTGAGCGCGAAGTACGTGGCGTCGAACGCCTTCACTCCATCCCAATACAGCGGCGACGTATAGAAGGTCTGCGTGCCGGGTTTGTTGAACACCAGCCACCCATCGATGAAGGCGACCTTGTCGGCGCCATAGAACGCCGGATCGGAGATCGTCGATAGCACCTGCGTGCTGATCTTGTACACGTAGCCCGCGGCGGTCCCGTCGACGATGACCGCCACGCCGCCGGTGGCGTTGTCTCGGATGCTGACCTGGCCGGAGCTGCTCGCGATCGAGCCCACCTGCTTGACCGTGAACGTCGCCGGCGTCGTCGACGTCGCTGCGGCATTGATGGTCATCAGCCAGACGCCCTTCCCTGCGACCCAGAGGCATTGCGTGCCACCGGTGAGCACCCAGGCGCCACGCACCTCGGCGGCCGTGAGCGCCGCCACTTGCATGCGGCCCGGCACGCCCAGGAGCGCAAACTTCTCCGCCGCATGCTCGGACTGCGCCTTCTCGAGGTACCAGTTGATCAGCTCCTGCGCGTCCTGGTCGGGGTTGGCGGCCGTGTAGGCAGGCCCGCAGAAGCCCCAATCCATTACTGGAACCCTCCGTGGAGGATCCACCCCGCATCAGCGCGCGAAGTCGCCACGATGCCGCCGTCGTAGCCGCTGGGCGTGTCGGGCACCGCGTTGAGCGCGCGCAGCGCGTCCTTGGCCTTCTTGGCCTGGACCGCCATGACGGGATCGACCTTCTTGCCGTACTCGGGCGCCAGCTCGAGCCCCAGGCACAGCTTGATCGCCCGCACGTAGCCCTGCGGCAGCTGCACCGTGTCGGTCATGTTCGCGAACGTCGAGATGATCGCGTCCGTCCACATGTGCAGTTCCGCGGCGCCGTTGGGCACCGGCCAGACGCTGATCGTGGAGTACGGGTAGCCCGGGTTGTAGAACAGCACCTTGGGCCACGGACCGGGCTGCGTCTTGAGGCCGATGCCGCTGTACTGGTCGAGCGTCCAGATGTCGCATGGGTAGTCGATGTTGGACTGCCCCGACGTCGTCAGGCGCGTGTAGGCGTTCGTGATGCGCAGCGGGCGATCGATCGGGAAGTCGCCCGGCACCGTGAACGAGATCAGCTGCGCGGCGAAGGTGCCCGTGGCTGGCAGCGTCGGCGTGAAGGTGATCGTGTTGGCGCCGATCGCTGTGACCTTGGCGCCCGAGGGAATGCCAGGGGCGGAAAGACCCGAGCCGACGATGATGCCGCTGGGCACCGTCACGCCAGTGATGACGTTCGAGCCCTGCGTGACCACGCCCGAGAAAGAGCCCACCACCGGGTTGCCGACGGTGTACGTCGACTTCCCGTTGGTGAAGGTCAGCACGTTCTCGGTGTTGTTGATCACCGACAGGTGCTCGGTCGACCAGGTGTCGAGCATGTCGTTAAGCACGGCCAGGGCGTCGGCCTGCTCGGACGCGCTCGGCACCTCGCCGGCGGCCAGGACGTTGATCTTCCGGAGCGCGCCGGTGATCAAGTCCATGGCGGTCGTGGTCACTCGGCGGCCGCCTTCTTGGCAGCGCGGCGCGCGGCGGCTGGCGTCACCTCACCGGGTTGGGCGATGAAGTCCGTGGGGTACGCCGTCCAGCCGTTGGCCACCGCATCGGCCTCGGCCTGCGGGTCAGCGACCGCCTGGCTGCGCACGCCGCCGCCCACCGACAGGCCGGCCTTGAGCGCGTCCTCGTCGGGGAACTGCCCGTCGAAGCGGTACAGCATCTTCGGATAGTCGCCGGGCTGTTCGTAGACGGGCAGCAGGGGATTGGTCGGAGTGGTCATGGCATCAGCTCGCGTTGGTGGGCAGAGGGAAGGACTCGGGGCGATTGACCTCGAGCAGATAGGTTCCAGCCGGCGGCGTCAGCGAGCCGCCGGTGTTGTTCTGGAACGAGACCCCGAGCGTGTTGTTGGCGGTCACCCGCACGTTCACGATCGACGTGGCGCTGGTCCACGCGGCCTGCAGCTCCAGGGCTGAGACCTGGTCGCCAGCCTGCAGGCCGGGGACGGTGAAGGTCTGTTCTGCGGTCGTCGTTGCGTTCACCGATGCAGGCGTCAGGCTCAGGCTGCAAAGGATGGTCGTGGCGACGTTGCCGCGATTGATGGTGGTGCTCGTCATTGCCGCTTCCTCAGGTGGCGTCCGTGGGTAGCGGCAACGTCTCCGGCCGACCCCAGATGAAGCCGTACGTGGTCGACGCCGGCGTGAGGGAGCCGCCCGTGGAGTTGTTGAAGGCGATCGTGGCCGTGTTGGGCGCCGTCACGCGCACGTTGGCCACCGAGATCCCGGCCGTCTGCGCTCCCGCGCATTGGCAGTTGAGGTAGTCCCCCACCTGCAGGCCTTGGATCGTGAAGTTCTGTTCCGCGGTGGTGTTGGCCCCGACCGAGGCAGGCGTCAGGACGACGGCGAACTGCTTCGAATAGAGGATGTTGCCGCGGGGGATCGTGGATCCTGGCATCGCTGCTCCTTCTGAAAAGAGAAGAGCGGGCCCCGAAGGGCCCGCAGGATCAGACCACCTGGGCGATCGACGCCGAGCCCGGGATCGGGCGGCCGACGGTGATCGAATACACCTCGCTGGCGGTCGGGGTGATGCCCGCGGCCGTCGGATTGACGAAGGTGATGTAGAACTTGTCGGCGACCGTCGGGTCGTTGCGCCAGCCTGCGATGCCGAGGCCCGCTTGCGCCGTGGGCTTGCTCACGCTCAGGATCACGTCGCCCGGCAGGAGGCCGGTGCCGAGACCCGAGAACGTGATCTCAGTGGCGGTGATGGTTGCGATCTGCGCAATGGTGCCGAGGTTGACCGAGAGGGTCTCGATCTTCGACAGGTTCGACATCGGCGGTTGGGTGTTCGTCGTCTGCTGAATCGACGGGCCCGGGTTGGTGAAGGGCATGGTGTTGCTCCTTTAGGTGGTTGTCGATTAGCCGGCCACGCGGGTGCCGAGCTCGCGATACAGCGGCGCGTGGCCGTACAGCACGTCCGCGCGGCAAGGCAGCGAGTCGTTGTTGATCGTGTACTGGCGCACGATGCGGATGGAGTACCCGCCCTTCTTCGTCGACGCGCGGCCGGCGAAGTGCACGCCCTCGGGCAGCGGCAGGTCGGCCATCGCCAGCGTCAGGAAGTTCTTGTGGAACGCCAGGTTCTGGGGGCTGACCGTGCCCGCGGTGCCCAGCACCGTGATGGCCGCGTTGTTGATCGGCGCGGCCGTCACGTTCTGGAACTGGCCGGCGCTGATGATCGCGGGGGCGATCGACAGCGTCAGCGCACCGCCGGCGCTCGACGAGTACGTGCCGCCGGTCACCGTGGTGTTGTCGACGTCGTATGTGGGCGCGAAGGTGCCGTTGGTCAGCGTCACGCCGGTGGCGGGGCGCACCACGAACTGACGCAGGCGGTTCGGGCCGACCGGCGCGCGCGACTGCGGGTTGACCAGGTACACGCCGGCGATCGTGAACACGTCGCCCACGTTCAGGCGCGGGTTGGCCGAGGCCGTCCAGCCCGAGGTCTGCAGCGTGCCGTTGTCAGCCCAGCCCGAGGTGAGCAGCGCCGTCGACGTGCCGGTCGTGGTGAACACCGGCGAGCCACCTTGGGCGCCCACCGTGTAGCTGACCACGTTCTGGTCCTGGAACCAGTCGAAGCCCAGCGTGTTCTTGCCCATCTGGCCCTTGCGCCATTGGGTCTCGAGGCCGCCTTGCGGGTTGAACAGGCCCTTGAGCGAGTCCACCGTCGCGGCCTGCGACCACGGATCCATCACGATCTTGCGCATGCCGTCGCGCGGCACCGCCTCGGAGTCCAGCAGCGCGCCGGCCTGCAGCCACGGCAGCGCGCCCGTGGGCGACGTGCCGGGAACGCCCACCGTGTTGGCGACGGCCTGGTAGCCGGCGACCGCGGTGTCGTAGTCCAGCTTGTTGGCGATCGTGGCCACGACGGGCTGGATCACGCGCTCGCTGAATTCGTCCAGAGACAGGGCTAGGTCGGCGGTGGTGAACTGCGTGTCGACGTGGAACTGCTTGGTCAGCGCGACGGGGATTGAGGTCTCGTTGAAGTCCTCGACGTTGAGCGCCGGGCCCAGCGTGCCCTTGAAGCGTGCGGGCTTGCGCACGTTGACGACCGCGCCGATCTTGGCGCCGGTGACCGCGAACTGCGAGTCGTACTCGCGGTTGATCTGGCTGACGAGAACGCACTCGTTCTCGAGGACCATCAGCATCCGGTTGGTGATCTTGCTGATGGTAAGCAAGGTGTTGCTCATGATGGGCTTTCCGAAATGACGAGGGGCCCGCTACGGGGCCCCGTTGATCACTTCCCGTCGCCTATCGCCGGCCGGCGTTGTACGCGGCCTTCCACTCTTCGTAGTCCTCGATGTCGTCCAGGTCGCGAACGGCCGGAGTCGAGGTGCCCTTGAGTGGGTCGATCGGTTCGGGGGCTTTGAAGGTCTTGGTCTCGCCCTTTGCGGCAGGCGTAGGGGCCGGAGAAGGCGCGGGCGAGGCCGCGGCCGCCGTCGTGAGCTGTTCACCGAGCTTGGTCACCGCCGCGATTGCCTGCACGGGGCGCATCGCCGCGATGCGGCGCGCCTCGGCAGGGTTCTTGGCCAGGTGGTAAGCCACTCGCGGGCCGACGTCGACGATGGCGTCGAGCACGACCTGCGAGAAGTTGATTTCCGCGGCACCCACGACCGCATCGAAATCCGGCATGTCGTCCTTGCCGGCCTCGATCTGCGCCTGCCAGTTGCGCGTCACCTCGGCCTGCGCGGCGGCGTGCCGCGCTTCGGCCTCGCGGCGCTTGTCCGCGGCGATGCGTTGGTCGACCTTCCAGTCGGTGAGCGCGTCCAGGTACTGCTCATCCGATGCGAACTTGTCGCGAGTCGGACGGGGATCGGCTTCCTTCTGGCTCGAGGTGCTGAGCGCGGCGATCTGGCGCTCGGCGGCCTCGAGGCGGTCACGCAACTCCTGCGCCTCGATGCGGGCGGCTTCGGCCTCGGCGGCTTTGGCTTCCGCTTCGGTGCGCGCGGCGTTGCGCTCGCCCACCAACTCGTTGATGCGAGGTTGGATGGGCTTGGGCTTGCGGGTCTGGTGCTGGGAATCCTTGGTCTCGGTGTTGCTGCCGTCCTTCTTGCCCTCGCCGGCGCCGTCAGCGCTGGCTTCGGTGGAGTCATCGGCAGGCGGGTTTTCCAGCTGCAGACGTTGGGCGTAGAACTCGGCGGCGTTTTCGCTCGTGACGGTGGTGATGGTCATGGGGTTTCCACGTGTTCCGCGGTCTTCGGGCCGGGACGGGCGCATGAAAAAGCCGCCTCGAGTTGCCTCGGGCGGCTTGGCATCGCGAGCTGTGCGCGGTCAGCTCGTGACGGGTTCGTTCTGCTTGGCAAGTTCGGCCGTGCGGCGGTCTTCCGCCTCGATCTCGGCCATGAGGTGCTTGCCGTCGATGTGCTTGCCCAGGAGGGAGGCCATCGCGTTGATCTCGGCGATCGACAGCGCCGTCGACGCGCGGAACTCGGTGTCGTGGCGCTTGGTGGCATCGCGCATCGCGATGTCGTGCGTCTTGTTCTCGAGCGTCTGCTCGTGGCGCTGGTTCTCCTGGGCCTCGCGGAAGCGCAGGCGCGAGCCCTCGGCCATCTCGCTGATGACCGTGCGGTGCGTCTGGCTCTGCTCGCGGATCTGCGCCGCGTCGAGGCGGTACTTCTTCTCCATCTCGGCCTGCTGCAGGGCCATGCCGGCCTGCTGCAGCTTGGCCTGCAGCTGCTTGATGATCTGCACGGCCTCGGGCGGCAGGTCGGACATCATCTCTGCCTGCGCGATCGGGTTGGCGGCGGCGAGGCGATCGGCCAGGTCGCGCGCTCCGGGCCAATCGAAGTGGCGCACCACGACGTCGTCGGCCACCTCGGCCACCTTCTCGCCCAGCGGCGTGGCCAGCAGCCGCAGCATGTTCTCCGCGGCCTCGATGCGCTTCGTGTTGTAGCCCGGGCCCGTGTCCATCACGATGTCGTAGCGGCCCACCGACACGTCGTTGAGCACCTCCACGACCGCGCCGGCCTCGTCGCGCTTGCGCTGGTTGAGCGTGACGGTCTCGGCCTCGCCGTCCTCGCCGATGATGCGCATCACGCGGTCAGGGCCGTAGATGTGCGGCATCAGGTCCAGGCAGATGATGCCGGTGGCGCACAGCGAGCGGCAGACGTTGTCGTAGAAATGGAAGTTCGAGATCTCGGCCGCCATCTGGTGCCGCGACAGCGCGACTCCGGAAGGGTCCTGCTCGCGATCGCCCAGGCTGGCGTCGAAGATGCCCGCAACCGCCTTCATGTCCTCGGCGGCATTGTTGGCGGCGTTCACGTTCGCCGCGGGGATCTGCTGCGGCTGCTGACGCATCGGCGGGGGCAGCGCGTTGCCTGCAGCGTCCTCGATCGGCTTGTACTTGAGCCGGCTGTAGGACTTGGTGTTGGCCGTCTCCCACTCGGCCTCGTGCCCCTCGTCCTGGCCCTCGGCCATGACCCAGGGCGCCTTGGGCGCGAGCGCGACGATCTCGGCCTCGCTGGTGCGCCAGAAGTTGTACATGCGCTGCGGGTCGACCAGGTTCTCGACCATGCCGCTGATCTCGACCTCGCCAGCGATGTTCAGGCGGTTGCCGATGACCGGCACGATCGGGATGTAACGGCCTGGCCAGTCGTTGGCCTCGAGCACGTCGCGCGCGCTGCACAGGTAGCGCTTGACCGTGCGGCGGTACGTCGGCCGCTCGCGCACGACCGTGACCTTGAGCGCCTCGACCACTTCCTTGGGTCGGCGCGACAGGAACCCGGTCCAGCCGTCGGAGAACTCGACCAGCTTGTCGTTGACCTTCTCAACGCGCCAGAACTCGCCCACACGGACTTCGTTCTGCGTGGCCCACTCGCTTTCGGTCGTCTCCGACATCGAGCGGAAGTCGCACTGGTCGGCGTTGGGCCACCGGCGCTTGAACTCGTCGCGCCGGATCATCTGCAGCACGAGCACGCGTTCGGCGTCCAGGCCGTTGGGCTGCATACTCGAGGGATCGAAGTACACCGTGAACGGGTCTTCGATCGGGTCGATGAAGATGTCCTGGTCGAACGAGTCCTCGGCGATGTAGCGGTGCGCGACGCGCCAGTAGCCGCGGCCGGCGCGCACCTGGAACTCGTTGGCCGTGTCGTAGGCGATGTCGGCGTTCGAGTTGACCTCGATGTGCCGCAGCACGCCCTTGATCACCTCGGCCTTGTCGACGTCGGCGCCGTCGCCCACCGGGTGCACCGTCATGCGCGGGCGCTGCTGGCGCATCTGGTTGATCACCTGGCGGCAGAACGCGTCCGTCTTGTTGATCGTCAAGCAAGGCCGGTTCTCGAGGTCGCGCTGCACCTGGATGCTGGTGGGCCACTGCTGGCCGCCGGGCTTGGAGAAGTTGAGCGCGGCCTCGCCCTTCTTGCGTGTCTCGGACTCGGCGGTCTCGGCGCCGCGCAGGAACTCGAGGCACTCGAGGACGATGGCTTCGCTCACGACATCCACCCTCCAACGACAGGCTCACGACGGCGCACGGGCGCGCTTTCCTTCTTCTCGGCCACCACCAGCGCCGGGAACAGCTCGGCGAAGGCCCACACGAACGCGTCGGCGCGGTTCGGGCTGTCCTCGCCCATGTAGCCGTGCGTGGTCATCGCCGCGAGCTCGTCCTCGAGCTTGTGGAAGTAGCCGGCCAGGCGAATGCGGCCGGTCTCGACCAGCGCGGAGGTGGGCTCGGCGCGCACGACCTTGCCGCGGCTGGCGGTCACCGCGCGGAACGGCACCGGCGGCTGTCCGGCGGCCTTGCGCGCGGACTGGATGACCTGCTTGACCATCGCGCCGCCGTAGTTCACCTCGGCGACCACCTTGTCAGCCTCCCAGCGGTCGTAGGCGTTGCTCACGACCTTGCCCCACAGCGCCGGACCACCCTTGACGGTCAGATCCTCGAGCAGGTAGCCGTTGCCGTCGGTGCCCAGGCCCGCCACCACGATGCCGATCGCGTCGTTCTCGATGTTGTCGTCGTCATCGGCGCCGCTGGGGTCGACCGCGACCACGATGCGCTGCATGTCGGGCAGTTCGCTGGTGTCAAGCTCGCGCCACTTGTCGATGTTCTCCGACGGGAACAGCGCGCCCGGGTTGGCGTCCTTGAATTCGCCGTGCAGGAAGCGCTTTTGCATGCGCGCCGACATGCTCGAGAGCGACTCGATGTAGTTGGCGGCCAGGTTCGCGACGTTGCCGTGCGGGTTGAGCTGCATGGCCGCGTACTGCTCCGGGTTGGGCAGCGGCTTCTTGGTCTCGGGATCAATCTTCTGGATGAAGGCGCGGTACGACCAGTGCGCCTTGTCGGGCGGGTTCTCGTCGTACCACATGCGCAGCGGCAGTTGGCGCTCGATGACCTGGTCGCCGATCTGAACGCGCTCGGTGCACTGCTGCGCCAGGCGCGTCAGGGCCATGTTGCGGGCCGCCCACGAGATCTGCGAGCACTCGTTCAGGGCCACGGTGGCGTATTCGTTGCCCAGGATCTTCTCGACGCGTTCCTTGTCGTCCAGGCCGCCGAACCACAGCTCGGAGCCGTTCTCGAACGTCACGTACAGGTCGGCCAGGTGCAGGTCGTATTCGACCTTTGGGAAGCACAGCTTCATCACCTTGGGGAAGGTGTCCTGCACGACCGACTGCTTGATGTG